CCCCGTATAATATCTATTCAAATGTAGGAGAAAGTCTTTTGAAAGAAATTGTAGCACCAACACACTGCCCGAGTTGTTCTTCACCTTTGGTGTGGGAAAACGATCAGTTGTTCTGCTATAATACTTCTTGTGAGTCTAAGACTTATAAGTTAATCGAACACTTTTCCTCTACTTTGAAAATTAAGGGGCTAGGGCCATCATCTATTCAGAAACTCAGAATAACTTCAATACCTCAAATCTATGAACTGAGTTTGGGTGAGATGGTAGAGGCTCTTAATTCTGAAAAACTTGCAACAAAACTCTTTGAAGAGATTCAAGATTCCAAGAAAGTTAGTCTTTCTGAAATCTTACCCGCTTTCTCTATTCCACTAATAGGTAAATCGGCAGCATCAAAGTTATGTTCTGTAGTAAGTAGTATTTATGACCTGAACGAGGAGGCTTGTACTAAGGCGGGGCTTGGCCCTAAGGCTAGCAATAATTTGCTAACCTGGTACAATACCATGTTTCTCCGTGAGTACAAGTGGCTACCTTTTTCATTTGAGTCAAATGAAGTTGTTTCTGTTATTGAGCCTAAGGGTGTTGTCTGCATTAGTGGCAAACTTACATCCTTTAAAACCAAAGCAGAAGCAGAGAAAGTTCTCATTAGCAAGGGATATATTGTGAAATCCTCCTTAACAAGAGAAGTAACAATCCTAGTGAATGAGAGTGGACTAGAATCTTCAAAAACCAAGAAAGCTAGAGATAGTGGGGTCTCTATCACAACTAACCTTAACCAATTATTAGGAAATTAATTTTATGGCAATTCCAAAGTGGACTGAAGAGCGCACAGCGTCTCTTACCGATTTCGTAGGTTCTGAATCCCCAGTAACTTACGCAACTGTTGTCGATGCTGCTGACCAGCTCGAAACATCACCCCGTTCTGTAGCTTCTAAGCTGCGTAAAATGGGTCACGAAGTAGAATCTTCTGCTTCTGTAACTACTCGTGCGTTCTCTGATGCACAAGAAACTACTCTGAATAGTTTCGTAACTGATAACTCTGGCCAGTATACTTACGGCCAAATCGCTGAAGCCTTTGAAGGTGGCGAGTTTTCTTCCAAGCAAATCCAAGGTAAATTGCTGTCTATGCAATTGACCGAGCACGTCAAACCTACTCCTAAAGTAGAAAGTGTTCGTACCTTTAGCGATGCTGAAGAAGCAGAGTTTGTTAAGCACGCCTCTAACGGCGCATACCTCGAAGATATCGCAGAGGCTCTTGGCCGAACCGTTAATCAAATTCGTGGTAAAGCTTTATCTTTGTTACGTCAAGGCTCTATTGCTGCTATTCCAGCACAGAAGGAAAGCAAAGCTGCGGCTAAAGCTGATCCTCTCGAAGGCGTAGACGTAGCTTCTTTGTCTGTCGAAGAAATCGCAGAGCAAATTGGCAAAACTGCCAGAGGTGTTAAGACTATGTTAACTCGACGTGGCCTTACTGCTTCTAACTATGATGGTGCAGCAAAAGCAGCTAAAGCTGCGGGCTAATCCCCTAGTTCCCCCTGCTAGAGTGGGGCTTTGTGCCCCTCTCTGGCTTTTTATCGCTTAATACTTATTACGGAGATGACCAATAGTGAACCTGGCAAGCGTTCTTTTCAAGACTATTATCGCGCAAAGCGATATAGAAACTTGGTCGAACTGCCAAAAGCACTACTTTCCGACTGAATTTGCCTCTATTTGGGCTTACATAAATAAGCATGTAGAAACTCATAGTGTTATTCCTACTTTTGATGACTTACGACTTTCCGTAAGAGACGCGACCCTTCGTGACCGTTTCTTCGCCTTGGAAAAAGTTGACGAAGTAGACATAGACGGCGCTACTCTACTAGAGTATCTCAAGAATGAATACACTCAAATTGAAATCATGAACCAGTTAGAAACCTATCTTACTGATTCGATTGCAATGGAATCCGCCCAGGAAAATATTGAGGGTCTACAGAATATTGTATTATCAGTAGAGGAGAAAGTTGACCTCAAAGATACAAGTACAAACATGAGAAAAATGGAATTGTTTGACCCGATTGAAGAATTGGAAAAGAATGTTCCTTTAGGATTGAATCACGACTTTGATCGTATTCAAACCTTTGGCCCGTCCGATCTTGTACTTATTGGTGGAAAGCGTGGTGCTGGTAAGTCTATTGCCTGCGCTAATATCGCTTCTAGCACTTATGAAGCCGGCCATTCAGTAATGTATTTTACGATAGAGATGTCATCACGAGCAACTATGCAGAGGATATGTAGTATATCTACTGGAGTTCCTGCGGCTGCAATACGCAACCGCAACCTATCTATAGGTGAGTGGGAACAGGTTGCTCGTTGGTGGTCTCAACGATTTGAAGACGGCGAGAGAGCATTTTCTCGCTATCTTTCACATCGTGACTTTGATACTTATCATGACGAACTAACAGCAAAGCCTTTGCGAGAAAAGCAGATTGATGTTGTATATGCACCTTCTCTAACTCTAGCAAATATTCGTACAGAGCTAGACAAGAAAGTAGCAAGACTACAGCCACGAGTTGTAATCGTTGACTATATCAACCAAGTAAAGCGTTCTATGGTTTCCAATGGGCGTATGGGTCAGTATGACTGGACAGAACAGATAGAAGTAAGTAAAGCGTTGAAAACTTATGCACAAGACTATGGATTTATTATGGTGTCTCCTTATCAGATTGATGCTTCCGGCGAAGCTCGATTTGCTAAGGGTATATTAGATGCTGCGGATGCAGCCTTTACTCTTGACGCACATGCTAAAGAAGATAATATCATTAGCTTTAATTGTGCAAAAATGAGAAACTCTGATGAAGTAAGTTTTACTTCTACTATGGACTGGGCGTCTTTAGCTATTGGCCCTGAGACGGGTTATATTAAAGACAAAGACGGTCCCGATGAAGAGGTATACGAACTATGAGTGCAGTAATTGAATTACTTGAAGAGAGAGGTATTTATTACAAACTCTCTGGAAGAGATGTTTTAATTCGCTGTCTCAATCCAGAACACGACGATGGCAATCCTAGTATGAGGATTGACAAAGTTCTTGGGGTGTTCAATTGTTTCTCTTGCGGTTACAAAGGTAGTTTATTCCGCCACTATAATGTAGATTATAGTGAAACAGAAATGCGTAGGGAAAAACTAAAAAGACTTATCAATAACTTACGAGCTGCTGGTGTAGGTCTCTCAATGCCCGAAGGATTTATGTCCTATATCGGAAACTGGAGAGACATAAAGCCAGAAACTTATAGAAGATTTGAAGCGTTTCGTCATCACGATAAGCAGTTTATAGGGAGGATCAACTTTCCTATTAAGGACGCCAGTGGAAGAATAGTCGCTTTCCAAGGTCGTGATGAGACAGGAACCTTAGACAATAAGTATATGTTCTACCCTAGCGGAGTAAAACTGCCTCTGTTTCCACAAGTTCGCCCACTACAGGGGCGTGTTATTCTCGTAGAAGGTATCTTTGATATGATAAACCTTCATGACAAAGGACTAGAGAATGCAATATGTTGTTTCGGTGTTAAGAATTTTAACGAAACAAAGTTTAATTATTTAAAGATTTCAGGCGTTACGGGCCTTGACTTGATTTTCGATGCTGACCAAGCAGGAATTCAAGCAGCAGAACACGTAAAGAAATTAGCGAGAGACTTTCCCGTTCGAGTAATTAGTTTAAAGTCTGGAGACCCAGGCTCACTCGGACAAAACCAAGTAACTGGACTGCGGAGAAAACTATATGGCTAGTATAGCCTTGATTGAATCAAAACCAAGTAGAAACGATTACGTTCGCTTATTCGAGAATGAGTTTGAATTTGACCGATTCTCTCTTGCTTCAGACCCTACGCTATCCAAAGTTTTAATGAAGGACGTAGATCTGGAGTTTAATCCTGATGCCTATGAATGGATAATTCTAATTGGCTCAGAACCACTAAAATATTATACGAAAGTAACTCAAGTTATGCAATATGCTGGAACTATAGTAGATGATAAATTTCTTCCTACTATTAATCCCGCAATGCTATCTTTTAAGCCAGAGGCTAAGAAGACTTGGGAAGATGCTAGAAACAATATCATTGGGTATATTTCTGGCGACAAGAAGAAGGCCGAAATAAATGACGAAAAATTTGTCGGTATTACAACAACTGAAGGGACTTTGGATTACATTCAAAGATGTATTGACTCGCCCTACGACTTTATCGGAATCGACTCAGAGACTACTGGTCTGTATCCTCGGAATGGGTATATTCTTGGTATTAGCTTATGCTATCAACCTGATTCAGGTGCTTATATTAATGCCGATACTATTGATGAGTCTGTAGAAGAGAAACTTCAGGAGTTATTCGATAAGAAGCGAATGGTATTCCATAACGCTAAGTTCGATATTCCAATGTTTGAGTATCATTTCAATGTGAAACTCTCACAGTTTGAAGATACAATGCTCATGCATTATATGCTTGACGAGAATCCAGGCACTCACGGCCTGAAGATGCTCGCTATGAAGTATACAGACTATGGTGACTATGAGAAACCTATGTATACTTGGATGGACGAGTATCGTAAGCAGAATGGTGTGCTAAAAGATGATTTCAAATGGGAGTGGATTCCTTTTGAAGTTATGCAGACTTATGCTGCTATCGATGCCTGTGCTACTTTCACAATCTTTGAAAAGTTTGAAAGAGCACTAAAGAAAGGTAATCCTAACTTGATGCGTGTATACA